CGAAGCGCAGCTCGCCGCATCCGCCGACTCGGCGGCCATCGTCGCGAAGGTCAACTCCACGCTGACCAAGCTCAAGGCCGCCGGCCTGCTCGCCTAAGGAGACCCCGCATGGACGGATACCCCAGCACCCCGCTCAACCTGTCCGACGGCACAACCGTGACGCAGGCCGGCGGGGGAGAGGACGAAACGGACGACGAGAAGCCGTTCGCGCAGGCCGGCGACCTCGAAGCACGCTGGCACGCGCTCACCGGCGAGGAATACAAACGCGCCGAAGCGCTGCTCGCGGACGCATCCGACCTGATCCGCACCACCTGCCCGCGCTGGCCCGCCGCCAAGCCCGCCACATTGAAGCGCATCGCCTGCATGGCCGTCAAACGAGCCATGCAGGCCGGCCCCGACATGTCGGGCGTCACCCAATCCACCCAGACCGCCGGCAGCTACAGCGAAAGCCTGAGCTACGCCAACCCGGCCGGCGACCTCTACCTCACCACGAGTGAGAAGGAGGCCTTGGGCGGCGACGGCGAGGCATGGGCCTACGACATGGCCGGAGGCGCGGCATGAAAGGCGAGACCATCACCCTCATCCACCGCGTCAAAGCCGGCGAAGACCCCGGCGGCGGAATCATCTGGAACATCAGCGAGGAACAGGTGGACGACGTGCTCATACAGGACGGCGGCCAGTCGAACCTCACCGACGGCATCCGCCCCGACGGCATCCGCACCGCGAAAACCATCCACATGCCCCGCGCATGGCCCTACCGGAGCCTGCGCGGGGCCAAGGCGGTCATCGACGGCGTCGCATACACCGTGATCGGAGACCCACGCCCCTACACGGGCGGCATGACCCCGACCCGATGGAACCTCACCGTCGAACTCGCCGACACCAGAGGATAGGAGACCACGCCATGCCGAAAGTCAAACTCAACCTCGCCGGCTTCCGCCAAGTCCGCCAATCCGCCGGAGCCATGCACGTCATCACCGAGCAGGCAAAACGCATCGCCGACACGGCCAACGAGCTGGCCCAAACCAAAAACGCCCACTACGACCACGCCGTGGCCCACGCCACCGACCACGGCGCGGTCGCCCTCGCCACCACCAAAGGCAGCGTCGCGGCCGCGTTCGACAACGCGAAACACAACACGCTGCTCAAGGCGGTGAAACAGCAGTGAGCATCAACCTCGAAAAAACGGTCAAGGACTGGATCGACACCGACCCCGACGGCGACGGGCTGACCGCATACCTCGAAGTGCCCGCCGACCGACCCAAGAGGCTCGTCACCATCGAGCGCGTCGGCGGCAACGAGAACGAATACAGCAGCCATCCCACCATCGCCGTGCAGGCATGGGCGGAAAGCCGATGGCAGGCCGCCCAGCTCGCCACGAGCCAAGTGCTGCCCCGACTGCTCGACCTCGACCTGCTCGACCCCATCGCCGCCGTCAGCGTGGAAAGCGTCGCCGACTTCCCCGACCCCGGCCCGCCGCCCCAACCCCGATACCAGATCACCATCCAGCTCGACGCCGCCACCCAATAAGACGACGCCGCACCATCCGAAAGGCACCATCATGGCCGAAACCAACCACAACAACAAGAAAAACGTCAGCCTCGGCAAGCCCAAGAAGACCGGCTGCCTCTACTACGCGCCCGCAGGAACCGCCCTGCCCGCCGACGCCACCACCGCCCTGACCACCGCATACACCTGCGTCGGCTACCTGAGCGAGGACGGCGTCACCAACGCCACCGACACCGACACCACCGACATCAACGAGATGGGCGGCATCAAGGTACTGTCCGAGATCAGCGGCTACGGCGAGACATGGCAGTTCAACATGATCGAAACCAACGAAGCCAGCCTCAAACTGCGCTTCGGCACCGCCAACGTCACCGGCACCGCAGACAAGCTCACCGTCTACCACGCCATCCCGTCCGGCGAAAGCCTCGTGCTCGTGTTCGAGATCGCCATGACCGGCAAACGCGTCAAGCGCATCGTCGTCGCCGACGGCACCATCACCGAATTCGACGACACCACCTACAGCGCCGGCGACGCCATCGGCTACGGCGTGACCATGAGCGCCAACCCGAGCGACCTCATCAACGGAGCCACCAGCGTCGAATACATCGCCAACGTCACCGCCGCCTCGCTCGGCAAGTGAATTCCACCCAGCGCCCGCCGTCCGGCGGGCGCACCCCCTCTGAAAGGACACGCATATGGCAGCCAAGCAGCCGCATGACCACAAGACACCGAAAAACCAGCCCAAGACCGTCGAGGTCATGGGCGTCACCGTCACCATCAGCCCCGCGATCTTCAACGACCTCGACATGGTCGAATACCTCTACGACCTCCAGACCGCCCAGACCGGAGACGGCACCGGCGCGTTCGCCATCGTCCCCTTCCTCAAGAAGCTGTGCGGCGACCGGTACACGGCGATGAAGGACGCATTGCGCGACCCCGACACCGGCCGCGTGAGCATCGACAAGGTCAGCGAATTCATCGCCCAGCTCCTCGAACAGGTCGCCCCAAACTCCTGACGCTCATAGGAATGCTCGCCACAGCGCCCGACGCGCTCGAAGCGGACTTCCAGCGTTTCTATGGGCTCGACACCGACCTCATATGGACGGGCGAACTGCCCGCCAACCTGGCGGCTGCACTGGCCGCCAACCTGCCCCGCCAGGCCATCATCTGGCAAAAAATCAACCCGCGACTCGCATGGGACGACCAAACCTACCTCCTCGCCGACATCCGCGACAGCCTCGCCTTCCTCGCCTGGACGAAAACCAAGGAAGCCTCACGCAAGGGCGCGCGCTGGCGCGGACAACTCCAACGCCCCGGCACCGTCCGGCATGAAGCCACGGGAGGCGAGGTCATGGCGATGGACGACGAACAACTAAACGCATACCTGGCCGCACCGCGCACCACCATCAGGGAGGCATAACATGGCAATCGAGATCGCCACCGCGTTCGTGCAGGTCGTGCCCAGCATGAAGGGCGTCGGCAAGGCCATCGAATCGGCGTTCGGCAGCGCATCGGAAACCGCTGGCAACACCGCCGGCATCAAAGCCGGCAACGGCTTCGCCGGCGGCTTCGGCGCGAAACTCGGCGTCATCACCGGCATCGCGCAAAGCGTCGCGGGCAAGGCCATCGAAGCGTTCATGGGCCTGTCCGGCGAAATCACCAGCGCCTCCGACAGCGCCCAGAAGTTCGCCAGCACACTGAACTTCGCCGGCGTCAGCGAGAGGCAGATCAAACGACTCACCGCCAGCACGCAGGACTACGCCGACAAGACCGTCTACGACCTCAACGACATCCGCAACACCACCGCGCAGCTCGCCGCCAACGGCGTGCCCAACTACGACCGGCTCGCCGAAGCCGCAGGCAACCTCAACGCCGTCGCCGGCGGATCGGCCGACACCTTCAAAAGCGTGGCGATGGTACTGACCCAGACCGCCGGCCAAGGAAAACTCACGACCGAGAACTGGAACCAGCTCTCGGACGCGATCCCCGGCGCAAGCGGCAAAATCCAACAGGCGCTCAAGGAAGCCGGAGCCTACACCGGCAACTTCCGCGACGCCATGGCCGACGGGCAGATCACCGCACAGGAATTCAACGACGCGATCATGTCCCTGGGCTTCACCGACGCCGCCGTGGAAGCCGCCACCAGCGCCAGCACCATCGAGGGAGCCACCGGCAACCTCGAAGCCGCGTTCGTCAAGCTCGGCGCGAGCGTGCTCGACACCGCCAAACCCGCCATCACCGGCGGCATGAGCTGGATCGCCGACGGCGTCACCAACGCCGTGCCCGTCGTCCAGGCAGGCATCGAAGGGCTCATCGGCTGGTTCCAGCGCCTCTACTCCAAACTGGAGGAAAACGGCGCGATCACCGCGTTCAAAAGCGCATGGGACACCATTCGGGACGCGATCATGGGCGTCGTCAACATGGTCATCGACTGGGCGCACATGATCCCCCCAGACGGTCTCGCCAACGGCATCAAACTCGTCGCCGACACGCTCAACTGGTTCGTCCGGCACGGCAAGGAACTCGCGCCCATCATCATCGGCATCGGCACGGCGTTCGCCGCAGTCAAGGGCTATCAGGCGCTCAACAGCGGTCTGCAGGCGCTCACCGGAACCATGAACACGGTGACGACCGCCGCCAAGGGCGTCAGCAACGGCATCATGCTCATGACGGACCTGGGCGGCCCGGTCGCCATGCTCAAACAGATGGCCGGAGGGCTGAGCCTCGTCAAGACCGCACAGACCGCATGGAGCACGGCCACGAAGATGGCGACCGCCGTGCAGGGCGCGTTCAACGCCGTCATAGCCGCCAACCCCATCGGCGCGATCGCCGTCGCCGTCGCGGCCGTCGTGGCCGCGCTCGCATGGTTCTTCACCCAGACCGAGGCCGGGCGCAAGGCATGGGCCGCGTTCACCTCATGGCTGTCCGAGACATGGGCCGCGCTCGTGGAGGGCGCTAAGGCGATATGGAACGGGCTCGGCGAATTCCTCGCCAACCTGTGGTCGGCGATCAGCGGCGGCATCACCAGCGCATGGACGTCGATCACCTCGTTCCTGTCCGGCGTCTGGAACGGCATCAGCACGACCGCCACGACGATATTCAACGGGATACGCGACTTCATCGTCAACGTGTTCACCGTCATCGGCGCGCTCATCGTCGCACCCTTGCAGGCGATCCAGAACGGCATCAACACCGTGTTCGGCTGGATACTCTCGTTCATCACCCAGCAGATGAACAGCACGAACACCGTATGGAGCACCGTATGGACGGCGATCTACAACGTCGTGTCCACGATCTTCGGGCTGATTAGCTCCTGCATCTCGACCGTGGTGAACGCGATCCGCACAGTTATCGTCGTGTTCCTCAGCTTCCTCAAGGGAGACTGGCAGGGCGCATGGGACGCGATCAAATCGTTCTTCACGACCACATGGGACGGCATCGTCGCGTTCCTCACGCCGATCATCAACGGCATCAAGACCACGATCGGCAACGTCCTCAACGCGATCCAGAGCGTGTGGGCGAGCATCTGGAACGCGATCAGCGGCGTGGTGTCCACCATCTGGAACGCGATCAGCGGCGTGGTGTCCACATGCATCCAGAATGTGCGCAACACCATCTCGACCGTCCTGAACGCCATCAGCGGCGTATGGACGAGCGTATGGAACCGCGTCAGCTCGTTCCTCGGAAACATCTGGCACGGCATCACATCGGCCGTGTCCAACGGCATCCAGAGCGTGAGCAACACTGTCGGCCGCATCAAAAGCACCGTGCTCGGCGCGGTCAGCGGCGCCGGCCGATGGCTGTACGACACCGGCCGTCAGGTCATCCAAGGCCTCATCAACGGCATCGGCGGAGCGTTCAAATGGGTCAAGGACACCATCGGCAATCTCGGCAAAAACCTCATCGGCTGGGCCAAGGGCGTGCTCGGCATCCACAGCCCGTCACGCATCTTCCGCGACGAAGTGGGCAAATGGATACCCGCCGGCATGGCCCAAGGCATCGACAAGGCCAGCGGCCTCGTCGCCGACAGCATCGACGGACTGACCGACATGGTCCCGACCGTGAGCCTGAAGACCGACGCCAGCCGGCTCGAAACCCCGCTCGCATACTCGGCCGTCGTCGGCAACGGCCGGATCGCCTACACGGTGGACGACCATACGGCCGAGTACGCGACCAAGCAGGACATCATCGACGCGATCGATCAGGCGCTCACGGCCGGGATCACGCTCAACCTGTCCGATCGGGGCGGCGAGGTCATGGCCGGCAAGCTCGCCAAACCCATGAGCTACGAACTCAACAGCCTCGCCATGAGAGGCCGTTAAAACCAGAGAGGAGAGCATATGCTCTACCAGCGACGCATGCGCCTGCCGCATGTCGAGGACCCCACGCTCAACGGCACGCCGCTGGAACGCATGATGCTCTCCCTGACCTCCGCCGGCATCGCGATCGACAAGGCCGCGCCGACGGTGAGCATGCAGGACATGCCCGGCCGCGACGGCCGGCTCGACCTGACCCTCACCGACCCGACCGGGGCCGCATACATGGGCAACCGCACCATCACGCTCAACCTGTACGCCATCGGCGGCGAAGACGACATCCTCACCGCCAAAACCCGCCTCGCCGCCCTCTCCGGCACCGTGGTCACGCTCTCATGGCGCGGCTTGCCCGGCGAATACGAGGGACGTTTGAGCCTCGGCGCATGGGAGGACAAATGGACCGGCGACCACCAGATCGCCACGCTCGTGCAAGCCACCATCGACGCCCATCCCTGCCTCATCGGCCGCACCATCACCGCCGCGCTCAAAACGGGGGCGACCACGATCCACGCCAAAGGCAACCGGCCATGCTGGCCCACATGGACGATCGCCCCCGCCAACGGCGCGAAGACCATCAGCGTCAAGGACGCGCACGGCCACACCCTCGCCATCGCTGGCATGACCGCGATCACCGGCCGCATCACCATCATCACCGACCCCGACAAGCGCGAGCTGCGCGTCAACGGCAACCTCATGGCCCCCACACTCGAATCCGACTACTTCCCCCTATTGCCCGGCCTGAACACGCTCACCCTCACCGGCGCAACCAGCGCCAGCCTCACGTACAGGCCACTCACCCTCATCTAGGAGCACCAATGCGATACATGCTGTTCGACCGCTGGGGCAACCCGCTCGGCGACCTCCCCTATGCCATCAAGGCCATCCGCACCAGAGCCACCGACGCGACCGACACCCTCGACATCACCACCATCGGCGAGATCAACAAGGACGAACGCATCGTGTTCAAGGACTCGATGGGCCGCTGGGCGGAATACCTGTGCCAGTCCACCCAGACCGCCCGCGCCGCAGGCATGCCCGTCACCGTCGCCTACTGCACCGGCAGCATCGCGGAACTCTCGCGCACGTACATCGAGGACAAACGCAACCGCAAGGCGAACGCCAAAGCCTGCCTGACCAAAGCCCTCGAAGGCACCCGGTGGGCGGTCGGCACAGTCGAGACCGGCACCATCACCGGCACGGCGGACCTCGCATTCTACCACTGCACCGTCCTCGACGCCGTCCAGAAGACCGCCGACACCTACGGGCTCGAAGTCCAGACCGAATACCAGCCCGACCCGACCGGCAACCAGATCGGCCGGCGCATCATCCACCTCGTCGAACACCGGGGCTCCACCAACACCACGAAACGCTTCGAATACGGCAAGGACCTCACCCAAATCAAACGCGACATCGACAGCGGCGACGTCATCACCCGCCTCTACGGGTGGGGCAAAGGCATCGAACAAACCAATGACCAAGGCGAGGCCACCGGCGGATACAGCCGCAAGATCAGCTTCGCCGACGTCAACGACGGCAAACCCTACGTCCAAGACGACCAAGCGCTCGCCAACTGGGGCATACCCGGCCCCGACGGCACCAAACACCACAGCGAGGCAAGCGTGGACTTCCCCGACTGCGAAGACCCCAAGGAACTCCTCACCCTCACCAAAAACGCGCTCAAGACCCGCACCACGCCCGTCGTCTCCTACACGGCCGACGTGACCGCCCTCGGACAAGCCGGCCTCAGCGCGGAAGGCACGGACGTCGGCGACGGCGTGCAGATCATCGACACCAGCTTCACCACACCATTGCGCCTCGAAGGCCGCATCCTCCAGATCGAGGAAGACCTGGCCGGCAGCCTCGCCGACACCAAGATCACCCTCGGCAACATCCGGCAATCCTACACGCGGCGCCTCGCCGCCCAACAGCAGGCCTTGGACAAGCTCGTCTCCAACTCCGGCGCATGGAACAGCGCCGCCGGCGGCGCCGGCCCGTACATGAAGGACCTCATCGACCGGATCAACCAGATCATGAACGCCACCGGCGGCTACACGTACCTCAAACCCGGCCAGGGCATCTACGTGTACGACAAGCCCGAAGACCAGAACCCCACCCAATGCATCCACATCGGAGGCGGATACTGGCGCATCGCCAACAGCAAGAAGGCGAACGGGGACTGGGACTTCCGCGCGCTCGCCGACGGCAACGGCATCTACGCCAACACCATATACACGGGCAAGCTCTCCGATGCCGCCGGCCACAACCAATGGAACCTCGACACCGGAGAACTCACCACCCGCGGCATGACCGCCACCAGCATCACCGCCGAAGGAACCTTCGCGTGCGGCAGCAAGGACTGGTACGGCATCGAGCTCAACAGCATCGGACAGCTCGCCGGCTACCGCAAGGGCAAGAAGGTCGGCTACATCGACTACTCGGGCGGCATGTACGAGGTATCCAACCCGTCGAAGGTCTACTACGGGCTCCAACTGCAAGGCGGATGCCTGCGCATCAGCACGCCCATCCTGTCCGTCGCCAAGACCACCGACACCCACGTCACCACCACACACGCCTACAACGGCAAACACCACTACATCTCCAAAATCACATCCTCCTCGGACGGTACCATCACCTGGTTCCAATCAACGACCGAGTACATCAACGGATTCTGCATCAACTGAAAGGACACCCATGCCAAGGATCACCAGATACTGGGCGCACGACCCCATCGGCAACAGCGAGGGCATCCTCGCCGGATACGAGCCCGCCGCGCTCAAGGCCGCGCAGGACCGGGGCATCATCTTCATCGCCGAACTCGACGACGGCACCCGACTGCGCGTCGACGCCAGCGACGTCACCGAACCCGAACCAGCCTCGTACACCATCGCCACACCCGACTACGTGGCCAGCCGCGTCACGCTCATCACGGACGCGCTCGACGCCGTCGCCGACATCCTCGACCCCCAGCCGACGGCGCTCGCCACGGCCAATGACGCCGCCGCGGACACCTCCGGAGACGACGCACGCCGACGCCTGCGCGACGCCATCGCCCACCTCAACGACCTCACGAAAGGAACAGGGAAATGACCCTCGACGGATTCCGCGACGTCACCGAGACGCCCATCAGCCTCGACTTCTCCAACAGCTGGATCGCCGACATCCGACTCAACGCCGGCGACAGGGACGGACGCACCATCACCGTCGCCATCACCGACAACGGCCAGCCAATCACCTCCACGACCGGCATCAAGAGCGTGGCGCTCGCCTACAACACCGCGCCGGGCGTCGAGGTCGGCGACCGCGTGCCCATGAGCCCGGTAAGCGGCGAGGAGACCGCCACATACCGGGCGACGCTGCCCAGGCGGGCGATCGCCAAGCCCGGCGTCATCGCCCTGGGCGTGGAGGTCACCACCGCGGACGGCGCCAAGATCTGCTCCCGCAACTTCAAGGGCGTCGTCGAACGCGCCGTATGGGACGCCGAAAGCACCCAGGGGCAGGACAGCCTCACCCGCCTCGAACAACTCATCGCGGACGGCGACGCCGCCATCATCCGCGTCAACAACGCCATCACCGACGCGAACAACGCGGTCGCGGCCGCCAACCAGGTCATCGCGGACGCGCGCATCACCGGCGGCAACACCACCACCCTCGACCCGAACCAGCCGGCCACGTCCTCGCTGCGCGGCAGCGGCCTGCAGCGCGTCCTCGACCTGTCCATCCCGCGCGGCGCGGGCGTCACCAGCGCCGGCGCCACCACCCTGGACCCCAACAAGCCCGCCACCGCGAGCATGCTGCAGGCCGGAAGCAAGGGCGACTACACGCTGATGGTCGGCGTGCCCCGCGGCAGCAGGATCATCGGCGTGGGCGCGAACACCGTCAACCCCTCCCAGCAGGCGGCCGCCAGCATGTCCACCGACGGCGCGGGCGACAGGAGCCTCATCCTCGACATCCCGCGCGGCGAGCGGATCGCCGGCGTGACCGCCCGCACCCTCGACGCCGGCATGGACGCCACCGTCACCGCCACCCGGGACGCG